CACCACACCGGCAGCAAGGGGTGGCACGGCACCCGAGACGACTTCAAGCGGCACAACACCAACGAACTCGACATCCTGGCAGATACCCTGGAGGCTTTAATCCAGAGTAAAAGATAGGGTTAATCGCTAGACACAGACTTTCACTTTGAATTAAAGTCTCAACCACTGTAGCGCGGTGCTGCAGGTAACTGAAAGGTAAATGAACATGGACACCAACCTCACCACCCTGGCAGCAGTCGCAGGCGTCACCTCTGAGATCGACGAGTTGTTCCTCTTGGATCAGGAAGCCAAGCGCCTGGCAGACCGCATCAAGTCGCTCAAGGCCGACATCGTCAAAAAGTACGGCGAGGGCGAACACAAGGGTGAGAACCACGGCGTGTCCGTCCAGTTGGTTCAGGTCTCCGGCACCGTGGACTACAACAAACTGTGCGCTGCCTACGGCATCACGGAAGAGACTCTCAACAAGTTCCGCAAGGAAGGTCGTGCTGACATCCGCGTCAGCCCGAAGAAGTAATCAACCGGGGGCTTCGGCTCCCAGTGAAGAGCAATGCACTGATATGCAGTGAATAGCAAATCAATGAAGAGAACGGCTCTGCTACGCGAACAGCCCATCACGGTGGGCTTTTCGGGTCGCAAGACTCAAATGAAGAGCACTGCAACGGATAGCACAGTTGTGCAAGACAGAGCAACGACAAGCAACGCGGCCTGTGTCCACTGGGCGCAAGCCGGGTCGCTTAGGCCCAAAGGCAAAGCATCGTTTCGCATTGGTTTGATGTGCTGTGCACCGTAATGAAAAGTCACGATAAGCAACGCGGCCAGTCTCTTCTGGGGACTAGCCGGGTCGTTTGGCCCGACTGAAGAGAACCGAAGAGCAATAAACAGCATAGAAGAGATGAGCATGGCACTGAAGCGATAAGCAACGCGGACTGCCTCTTACGGGGGCATTCCGGGTCGTTTAGACCCAATGCTAGGAAGCGAATAGAAGCGCATAGCATCGGAAAGATCAGCATCGTTAAGCAACGCGGGCAGCACATCTTGGTGTGCTTCCCAGGTCGCTTAGACCTACTGAGCCGGGAACCTCGGCGCTTTTATTAAACCAACCGGAGAAAAATCATGGCGATGAGAAACGCAGAGATCACCATCACTGGTGTCAGCCCCCTGCTGATGAACAACCCTCAAACAGTGGATCGGTTCAACCGATTCGCCAAGAGGATGTCGGCCATCAGCGACAAGAAAACCAAGCGCACTGACGACGACTTTCTTGAGTACCGCGATCTGGAGATGGAGAGCAAGTCTTACTTCGATGAGAAAGTAGGCGTGTATGTCCCCTCATCTTGGCTGTCAGAGGCCATTGCCGCAACAGCGTTTCGCGTAGCGAAGACGAGCAAGGCCGACATCCGGGGCGCATTGTTCGTAACGCAGGAGAAGATTCCGTTGACCTTCCGCGATATGGACAAGGTCAAAGCGGTCACGGACATCGTCAAGAACCCAACCTTCCGGATCATGCTGAATCTGCCTCAAGGGCAGAAGCGTCTGGCCAAGGCGTTCCCGATTTTTCACCAGTGGTCGTTTAAGACCGAAATCGAGTTCGACGACAAGATCATCGACCCTGACGGCATCACGCGCATCGTGGACTTCCACGCCAAGTATTGCGGCTACGGAGACTTCCGCCCGAAGTTCGGTCGCGCTATGGCAGAGGTGCGCCATGTCTAACCGCGAAGCCCACAAGGAGTTCTACTCCACCCTGCAGAAGATGGGAATGCTTGAGTACGGTTCCATCATCCCGACCAAACTCGTCCACGAGTTGCTTGAGATCGAGATGCCGGAGTCGGCGCCCAAGGCCGTCTATGACCGCCTGTCCCTGATCGAGTTGGCCGCGACGGACTATGTCCGCAATATGCTGCTCGGACAGGGCAAGTACCTCACGGGCACCTCCACGGGCTACCGCATCCTGCTGCCGAGCGAGAACGCCTCCCAGATCGACCTGTACATGGAGGCCGCTGACCGGAAACTGACTCGGGCGCTGAAACTCAGCCGCAACACCCCGCAAGAGGCCAAGCGGATGCCCGACCAGACCGAGGCGCGGATCTTGATGAAGCGCAACGGCCTGCGCCGCGCAGTGGAGACTCAGTCATGAACTTCGACCGGGACATGGAGGAGAGGCTCTTTCCTGTCGCCGGTCGAGTCCTTGAACTCATGAAGGGTTACAAGGATGAAGACTGGCAGACAAAGTTTTTGATCGCATCGGTCTTCTTCCACCGAACCTGCACGGACCTTGGCATTAGCAAGGACGCCATGTGTGGCTTCATCGCTGAGTTGGACGACAGGTGGGCAAACAAGCGGAAAACGCAATGAGGGGCACGCATGAAGACAGAAGAAAGAATCGCCGCGGGCGTATACCTGCTGTTCTGGATACTGGCTTACCTGTTCGCCATCTCAGTGCTGCTGATGGACCTCTTGGTCTGGAGACCGGGCTAGTCCAAACACCGAACTGGTGGCCCTTCACCTACACGACGAAGGACAACCTCAAGCGCCTACGCCGGCAGCGGGCAGTGATCAAGGTCAAGCAGTGGGCCCGATGGCCAGAAGCGTTGTTTTAGGGAAACCACCTAGTTGCCATGCCTCTCCAACTTCGTATTAAAATGCAAACACTGCACAACGCAGGGTAACTGGAGCAAGACATGAAGCACGAAGCAGACTTCGAGACCGAGATCAACGATACCGTGTACGGTGTGGTGATCACCCACTACAACAAGGTTCGCGGCTCCTTCAGCCGTGACGCCGAGTCGGATGTGGATTACTACGGCTACATCGAGTGCGAGTGGTTCCTGGTTGACGAGAACGGCCAGGAGGCCAATGTGCCCCTGACGGAGGCGCTTTATCGTCGCATCGACGCTGAGGTTGACGAGGTGATGGCATGACACTCGAAGACACCATCATCCTGGACGAGGCGATCGCAGAGGCGGAAGGCCTCCTGGACGCAGGCCAGTGGTACTGGATCCAAGCCTCAGAGCAGGCGTATTGGCAAGACTTCTACAAGAGCGTAGGCTTTAACTGAAAGGTAACTGATCATGAACATGAATGAAATCGAGACTCTGATCCTGACTGGTGTGGACGACCGCACGGTAGGTATGAAGTACGCACAAGGCTTCGGTCGCCTGCAGGCATTCCTGTGGGGAACCATTCAGCGCATGAGCCCGGAGGATCAGGCTGAGACCCGCAAGCGCCTCGAAGAGTTTGCGGAATACTGGTCTGCGAAGGCAGAAAAGGTTGAAGAATCAACCACTTAATCGTAAAATCTGGGGGTCAGATGGCCCCTTTTTCATAGGAGCACACCATGCTGAAGAAAATCGCCGCCGCCCTGGCCATCGCCGGAGTCGCAACCGCCGCCTGGGCCTCATGCACTACGCACACCATGACGGTCAACGGCAAGACTGTCGTCTGCACCACCTGCTGCACGGGTTCTGGCGCATACCGTAGTTGCACCACCACTTGCAACTGATGTGGAGTTAAACTGCGGGGCAGTGCAATGTCTCTGAAAGTACGAGATGCCCCGCAAATCCACCAAAACGGCTCCTGAGCCCTCCAAAGCCCCTGACCAAGGGGTAGATACCACCCAGGCCGCCAAAGAGCCCCAGAAGCGCAAGGTAGGACGCCCATCCTCCTTCTCCCAAGAGGTGGCAGACTACATCTGCACAGAACTGGGCAAGGGCAGGTCTCTGAGGAAGATCCTCCTGGAAGACGGGATGCCTTCGTATCAGACGGTGTATTCGTGGTTGGCGGCGCAGCCTCAATTCCTTGACCAATACACCCGCGCACGGGAAGAACAGGCCGAAACCCTGGCTGACGAGATTGTGGACATCGCGGACGAAACTCCCGAGATGAACCCGATCGTCGACCGCAACGGGGAACTGATCCGCATTGAGATGCACTCGGCTTACCTGCAGTGGCAGAAGCAGCGCATCGAAGCCCGGAAGTGGACTGCTGCCAAACTCCGGCCCAAGAAGTACGGCGACCGGGTGACCATGGCCGGGGACGCGGAGAACCCGCTGAAGGTGGAGGCGGATGTCACCATCTTCGACGCCCTGATCCAGAACCTAGAGGCCAAGCGGCAGACGAAGTCGCATGGCTGACCCGCTGATCGAGACCCTCAAGGACGAGGATGTCAGGCGGAAGTTCACCTTGTTACCTGCTGACCGGCAGGCAGCCTTCGCCTGGAGGGCTAAGTGGCTCTCCCAGGCTCACGACCACCAGATCCTGCCTCCTGGCGACTGGTGGACGATCTGGCTCCTCCTGGCAGGCCGCGGAGCAGGCAAGACCCGCACTGCTGCAGAGCAGATCGGTTGGTGGGCCTGGGAGTCTCCCGGAACCCGGTGGCTCGTAGCAGCCCCGACGAGCGCGGATGTTCGGGCGACCTGCTTCGAGGGGGATTCAGGCTTGATCGCCGTGATTCCCGAGATCCTGGTGGCCGACTACAACCGGGCGTACCACGAGATCAAACTCACCAACGGCTCACTTATTAAGGGCATCCCTGCCTCCGAGCCTGAGCGCTTCCGCGGTGGCCAGTGGCATGGGGCATGGTGCGATGAGTTGGCAGCCTGGGACTACCTGCAGGACGCCTGGGATCAGATCCAGTTCTCCGTCCGCCTGGGCAAGAGAACCCGCATCCTGGCCACGACTACTCCTAAGCCCAAGGACTTGATCGTTGACCTGATCGGGCGGGAGGGCGACGATGTCAAACTGACGACAGCGAGCACTTACTCCAACCTGGACAACCTCGCGCCGTCCTTCCAACGCCAGATCCTGCAGTATGAAGGCACGAAACTCGGACGCCAGGAGATCTACGCTGAGATCATCGACCCTGAGGAGGGCGGCATCGTCAGCCGGGACTGGTTCCGCCTGTGGCCGGCTCAGAAGCCCATCCCCAAGTTGGAGTTCGTCGTCCAGTCCTACGACTGCGCCTTCACGGAGAAGCAGGTCAACGACCCGACCGCGGCCATCACCTTCGGCGTCTTCCGCCCCACAGACGGGCCCATGTCCGTCCTGGTGATCGACTGTTGGCAGGATCGGCTGCAGTACCCAGACCTCCGGCCCAAGGTCATCGACGAGTACGAGACCGTCTTCGGCGAGGGCAAGGACAAGAAGCGGGTAGACCTCGTCCTGGTGGAAGACAAGGCCGCGGGCATCTCCCTGATCCAAGACCTGCAGCGGGCTCACATCCCGGTCAGGGCCTACAACCCCGGCAGGGCGGACAAGGTGCAGCGCCTGTCCATCGTGGCCAACATCATCAAGGCAGGACGGGTCTGGATCCCGGAGTCGACCAACCGCAAGGGGTATGTCCGGGACTGGGCGGAGGGGATGGTCAGCCAGATCTGCTCCTTCCCCAACACGGATCACGACGACTTCTGTGACGCCCTGAGCCAAGCCCTGCGTTACCTGCGGGATGCGGGCTTCCTGAACATTGATCCCCCGCCGGACGAGATCGACGAGGATGACTACATCGACGCCGGTGTCAGGAAGAAGGAGAATCCGTATGCGGTCTGATGTACAGGTAGAGCGTATCCCCCACGAATTGCCTGCTTACGAGTTCACGGTGAGGGTAACCCAGTGCGAGAACCGGTTTGAGATACTGGCCAAGCCTGGGGTGGAAATAGATGCCTGGAGGATTCAGGCGCTCCTGGCAAATTGGATTCAATCCCGCATGGACTCGCAAAAGTCCGGTGGGCATAATCCGGCAATCGCAGCCCAGTAAGGATTGGCTATGGACTTCGGGCGTCAACTCGCTGATCTCATGCAGGGATCGGAACCCGCAGAAACCCCCGCGCCTGCCAAGCGCATTGCAAAGGTCATCGACCCAGAACGCCTGCGCCGCCTGACTGGCTTGGCTGAGGCTGCCGCTACTTTCGGCACCGGCCTAGCGGCAAGTGTTCCCGCAGGCATGGCGGGTATGGCTCAGATGATTCCTACACGGGGCCGGGTTCCGGATGTCAACAAGGCCGCCCAGACCGTCGAGGATGTGCAGGGTGCTCTTACCTACCTTCCCCGCACCCCGACAGGGCAGAGAGTCCTGGAGCGCGGCGCGGGCGCTTTGGAGATGCTTGGTGCTCCTGCGGAGTATCTGGGCGAGAAGACGCTGCAGTACACGGGCTCACCTGCTGCGGCTACGGCTGCGAATGTCCTGCTTGATCCGGTGAACTTCATCGGGATGCCGGGGAGTGGTAAGGCGATTGCCACCGGAACCAAGGCTGCCGGTCGTGCTGCTGCTGCAGCCCCGAGGGTGGCCGGCGAGATGCTGCAAGACCTGATGATGGGCCAAGGCCGTATGGAAGGCCAACGGGGTGCCATCAAGATGAAGGGCGGCAACTGGTTGGCCGGTGAGGTTGAGGGGGCGACGGAGCCGCTGAGGCAGAAGGGTGCAGTTGGATCATCTCCGGAAGAGATGCTTGCTCAGATGAGGGAGCGGTACACGCCTGAGGTAATTGCCGCTCTAGAGCCGCCTCTTCAAGAGAGTGTCGCCCGCAGTTTCAAGACCCTAGATGGTATGTTTGCCATCAACAACTGGATCGACAAGAAACTCAACCGCTACATCAAGAATGAGATGGCCACACCGGAGGATCCGGTGCGGAAGTTGGCGGAGCAGGGCATCCTGCATTACGAGCCTCGCGTCACCAATTTCCTTAGCGGCTATGCCCAAGCCCACAGGCGCGGGGAGGGCGAGCAACTTGGCTTATCACCTCTGGCAAAGGTTTGGGAGGATATTTCTGATTCGTCTATTCTTCCAAGCGAAGCGGTAGATTTTCAATCTGGCTCGTCGAAATTTATCAAACAACAAAACCCGTGGATTGATAAAGTTTCACCAGAAACTAAAATTTACAGCGCAGCATCTTCGGGCATTCAAGACCTTGGCCTTGACCACCTGATCGACGAACTCAAGAACTCCATCCGTCCCGACTCCGACCTCCCGGCCCATCTGCGTTGGAAGCCCGAAGACCTGGAGAAGGTCACGATGGAGCAGGCTGTCCGCCGAGTCCACGACATCAACCAGTACCGCGCACAGAAGAAGGCGGAGGCCAACGAAGCCCTGGCCCGTAATCCTGCCACGGTCACCTTCAAAGAGTATCCGACCGTCCCCGGAAGCGACAAGCCCAACGAGAAAGGTCTGGCGTGGAAGGAGATCAAGCCTGTAGCCATGCCGGAGGACTTTGTCGTTCCCGAGCGGTACTCAATCGTTAGTCCAACCCCGAGCGCAGAGACTCTGGCCATCCGAGACAACCAGACCGGCAAGTACATCACGACCGGGCTGAAGTCAGAAGAGCAGGCCCGCAAGCACTTGTTCGAGACCATCAACAAGCAGCAACTTCAAGACGCCCTCAAGTACGAAGGCGATGTCATGGGCCATTGCGTCGGCGGCTACTGCGACGATGTGCTGTCGGGCAACACCAAGATTTACACCCTGCGCGACAAGAAAGGCGAGCCTCATGTCACGATTGAGGTGAGCCCTTCTACAGTTTCGCCTAGACATGATGATGTCTTGGCTGAGATGCGGAGCAAAATCAGTGATATTCCGGCGCTCACGGACGCCGAATATGACAAGGCTTACAAAGAGGCGCTTGATGCCGTAGCCGCGAGAAGGCCGGCAGAAATCATCCAGATCAAAGGCAAGGCCAACCGCGCCCCGAAGGAAGAGTATCTTCCCTTCGTCCAAGACTTCGTCCGCGGCGGTAACTGGTCGCGGGTTGGTGACTTCCAAAATACCGGTCTGCGCGATATTGACCGCACACCAAAACTCAAAGAGTGGATGCGATCGAAGAACATTGAAACGCCGAGATACCTGACTGAGCAGGAATACGGCAAGTACGAGAGCGACTTTTTGGCAGAACAACTTGGCATGAAGAAGGGCGGCTCCGTCCACATCACCGACAACCCTGACACGATGGCGTTGGAGTTGGCCGGTGGTGGTCTTGTCGCTGCAGGCAAGGCTGCCAAGGCTGCGGCCAAGGCGGCTGAAAAGGCTGTACCTCCGAAACTCCCGCGTGCAGAGCCCAAGACCAAGGCTGAGATTGAGGCTATCGCTCAACGCATGGCCCCTCAACTAACGGGCGAGTATGTCCGCAAGTCTCCCGAGTCCGCTATTACTGTGGCCGGCAAGACCAAAAAACAGTTCGAGCGCGAGAAGGAACTCCCCGTTCAGTTGCGCGGAGAGCAGCGGACACCGACGCCTGTGGACATTGAGGCGCTCAAGGGCAAGGCCATGATCGGTATCCTGGGCGACCCGTCCATCACTGGCCGGGAACTGGAGTCGGTTGGTGATGTCCGCCTAGAGTCCCCTGCTCCTCAGCACGGCGGGCCCCTGTACGGCATGGGCCAAGAAGATGATGTCTTCTGGGCGTCTGGCAAGGGCGCAGCGCAGAAGGTTCAGAACCTCGCTGAGGAGGTCAGCAAGCAGTACGGCACGGATGTTCTGGGCAAGTACATCATGATGGGCCCGGAAGGTCTGAACTACGCCCAACACTTTGCTGACGCCAACCTGCAGGCCATCGACCTGTCGAGGATGACCAAGCGTCAGGTGGAGCAGTTCAACAACCTCGTCCGCAAGGGCAGCCCCAACTCCGGGCCCCGTCCTTCATTCCCCGGCATCGAGGACAAGGAAGGCGCATATCTGCACATGGCGTTCGATCCGGAGTTGCGCAAGCACTTCAACGCTCTGATGCAGATGAGCACGGTCACGGACAAGTTCAACCTGCCTAATGGCCAAGACATCCGCTTTGCCATCACTGAACCGCTCCTGCGTGATCTGGAGCGCGGGGTGACGGGTATGTCGATCGGTGAGATGCGTCCTGGTCGTGAACTGACTCATTCTGCGCACCCGACCTATGAGATGGACATCCCCGGCAAGTTCATGGGGATGAGCAAGTATCCGGTGCCGTATGAGTTGATGTTCCCCGATACCGTGAAGTCAATCCGCGAGAATCCGCGTCAGGCCCCGCACGAGTTCGGCAGCCTGGGGATGGTTGGCCCTCGTCAGGTGATTGATCAGCAGATGATCGACGAACTCAAGGCCTACGAAGAGCAGATCCGCAAACTGACCGGCAAGAAGAAGGGCGGAGCGGTGAAGAAGCCTGCCAAGGTCAAGATCACCGACAACCTCGACACCATGCGACTGGCTGTCCAGAAGAGAAAGTAAACCATGGCAACCGAATTCCCTATTGAGCCCGACTACAACCGCTTCATTGAAGGCGTAGCGGGTATGCCTGAAGAAGAAGGCATGGAGGTTGAACTTCCTCCCGAGGACGCTGAGATCGAAGAACTCCCGGACGGGTCAGCCATCGTCAGGATGGACACCAACGGCCCGGACGAGTCGCCCGACTTCTATGAGAACTTGGCAGAGGTTATCGACCCGCTCGACCTGAGCACGATGGCCATGCGGTTCACGAAGTTGATCGACGGCGACAAGGAAGCCCGCTCCGAGCGTGACAAGCAGTACGAGGAAGGCCTCAAGCGCACCGGCATGGGCAAGGATGCTCCTGGCGGGGCTCAGTTCATGGGCGCTTCCAAGGTTGTCCACCCGGTCATGGCCGAGGCTTGCGTTGACTTCGCTTCCCGAGCCATCAAGGAACTCTTCCCGCCTGATGGGCCCGTCCGCACCAAGATCATGGGTGAGGTCGACGAGGAGAAGACTCAGCGGGCCGAGCGCAAGCGCGACTACATGAACTGGCAGTTGACGGAGCAGATCGAAGAGTTCCGCGACGAGCAGGAGCAACTGCTGACCCAACTGCCTCTGGGCGGGTCGCAGTACATGAAACTCTGGTACGACGAAGACAAGAAGCGGCCCTGCGCTGAGTTCTTGCCTATCGACCGGGTTCTGGTGCCGTTTGCCGCCACGAACTTCTACACCGCCCAACGGGCTACCGAGATCCACGAGATCACGGAGATGGAGTTCAAGCGCCGCATCCGTTCTGGGATGTACCGCGACATCAACCTGATCCGGGCCACGATGGAGCCGGAGGAGTCGAAGTCTCAGAAGGCCAACGACAAGATCGAAGGCCGCAAGTGGAACGACAACGAAGACGGCCTGCGCAATGTCTTCCATGTCTACACATGGCTTGAGATCGAAGAGGACAAGTTCAGCAAGGGCGAGTTGGCTCCGTACATCCTGATGATTGACGAACTCGAAAGCGAGGTCGTTGGTCTGTACCGTAACTGGGAGGATGGCGATGAGACGATGACCAAACTGGACTGGATCATCGAGTACAAGTTCATCCCCTGGCGCGGTGCCTACGCTATCGGCCTTCCCCACCTGATCGGCGGTCTGTCGGCTGCCCTGACGGGTGCTCTGCGGGCTCTCCTGGACACCGCCCACATCAACAACTCGGCCACGATGCTGAAGTTGAAGGGAGCCAAGGTCTCAGGCCAGAGCGTGCAGCCTGATGTCACTCAGGTGATCGAGATCGAAGCGGCCCCCGGCATTGACGACATCAAGAAGATTGCCATGCCGATGCCGTTCAATCCTCCTTCGCCGGTGCTCCTCGAACTCCTGGGATGGCTCGACAAGGCCGCCAAGGGCGTTGTGACGACCGCAGAGGAGAAGATCGCGGATGTCAACGCCCAGGCCCCGGTGGGCACGACTCAGGCGTTGATCGAGCAGGGCGCTGCTGTCTTCTCGGCCATCCATGCCCGTCTGCATGATGCTCAGAGCCGGGTGCTGAAGGTTCTGGGGCGGATCAACCGGTGGTATCTGGACGATCAGCGCAAGGGTGAGGTGGTCGCCGACCTGGAAATCAGCAAGGAAGACTTCCAACGCAACACGGATGTCGTCCCTGTTTCTGACCCGCACATCTTCTCCGAGACGCAGCGGATGGCCCAGATTCAGGCCGTCATGGCTCGGGCTGATGCTCACCCGGAACTCTACGATGTCCGGGCTGTAGAGGAGCGCTTCCTCAAGCAGTTGAAGATTCCCGGCATCAACGAGATCCTGAAGAACACGCCGGCGCCGGAAGAGCGCACCTCTGCTGACGAAAATGTGGCCATGGCTCTGGGACAGAATGCCTACGCATACCTACAACAGGATCATCTGGCGCACATCCAGTCGCATTTGGACTTCGCCCTGAATCCTGCCTTCGGCGGCAACCCGATCATGGCCTCGTTCTACCTGCCGAGGTCTCTGGAGCACATCAAGCAGCACATGGTGATGTGGTATCTCAACCGCATGAACGGCTATGTGGCCAAGGCCCGCGGCGGCGAGTTGGTGACCGAGGAAGAGTACGAGAACCGCCGATATACCGGAGAGTTGGACAAACTCTTTGCTTTGGCTTCTCAGCATGTCTTCATGGACACGGAGAAGGCTTTCGGTCAGGTTGTGCCCAAGATTCAGCAACTGCTGCAGGCCATGCAGGAACTGACTCCCAAGCCCCAGTTGCCGCCCGAGGCTCAGGTGCTCATGGAGACCTCCATGGCTGAGACGCAGCGCCGAGCCCAGAGAGATCAGGGCGAACTCCAACTTAACGCTCAGAAACTGCAGTTGGATGCAGCACAGAAGGATCGCCGGGATCAGTTGGATGTGGCGCTCAACGCTGCGGACAACCTGACCAAGGAGCGTATTGAAACCGCACGCCTGACCCAGAAGGATCAGGAGTTGCAAACCGAGCAGTTCGACACTGCAATCCGCCTCCAGAACGAGGCACAGAGAAACTTAGGAGCATTCTGATGGCTACCAATCCGTACCACAACGAAGCCGTTCCCATGCACAAGCGTATCGCCGCCGGCGAGAAACTTGATGGGACTTCCCTCAAGAGCCAGGGTCAGCCCGCTAACAAGGCACCCGCACAGAAAGGAGGCGCACTGAGCCAAGCGAAGAAGAAATGAGATATGTCGCTGACTACATCCATGCGATAGAGGCTCGGAAGGCTGAGATACGCCTGTCTATCGCGGCGGGAAATGCCGCGAACTGGGAGACCTATCAACGGATGGTCGGTATTTATGCAGGCCTGGAAGAGGCGCTGCAGATATTGAACAACCTTCTGAAGGAAGAAGATGAAGATGAATGAGCCGGAAGCGTTTACCGACGCTGATATTGCTTGGGCTTTCCCGAGTGTCGACCCCGGTGCAAAACCTCTTGGCGGACGCATCCTTGTGCAACTGCGCCGCACCAAGAAGAAAGCAACAGCCGCGGGGATCATCCTGGTCGAGGAGACCAAGGAAACCGAGAAGTGGAACAACATGGTGGCCAAGGTCATTGCGATCGGCCCCTTGGCATTCCGTAACCGCGACACCAACGAACCATGGCCAGAGGGCTCTTGGTGCGAAGTGGGTGATTACATCCGTGTCCCGAAGTGGGGCGGAGACCGTTGGGAAGTGCCTGTAGAAGGCGACGACCCGATGGAAGAGAAGGCGCTCTTCATGATCCTCAACGACCATGAAG